ATTTTGAGCACTGGTGGTCATGGTCCTGGCATAGCGCACCGACGCATTGTAGCCCATCTTCCCAACCTGTCTGAGCCTTTCCGCTATCTTATACGGGCTTTCTCCCTGGATAACACCCTGAAGAACCGCTGACTGTATCTTCTGTTTGTTCCACTGCATAGCCTTATCAGCGGCAATCTTTTTTGCCTTTTTCGCAGATGGTCCCGGCATCAGCTGTCTCTGATCTTTCAGGAGGTATTCTGCTGTGTCGTGGTTGTAGAGCGTGAAGCCGGTGTCAATCTTTGCATCATGCTCGATCTGATAGGTGGCGAAGTTGGCGTTGAGGGCATAAACGTCAGCCATCTTTTCGCCTGAAATCTTCAATGCAATATCGGAGGTATGTTGCAGGTCTTCTGCGAGGACATCCTTCATGGCTTCCCAGCGCTTGCCTACCATCATGTGTCGGTATCGCCAGTCGGAGTATTCTTTCTGTGTGATCTTCCCTGCGTCCAGAAGGGCCTTCTGCTTTTCGTCCTCGGCTTCAAACTTCTCCATATACTCCCGGAGCTTCCGCTTCATGTCGTTCGTTGCAACGGCATATTCATCGGCAATCCGGGTTTCAAGCTCTTTCAGGATTTCATCCGTAAGCTCATGGCCACGGTCAGCCATTATTCACCAGCCCCTTCGTCCTCCTGACTGCCCTGCGGATTGTTCTGGCCGTTCTGGTTGCCCTGGGCTTCCAGTTCTTTCAGCCTGCGTTCGGCTTCTCTCAGCTGGTCGGCATTCTCAGCATCCATGCGCTTGGCAATCTCGTCATACATGTCGATGTCGCCGTTGATGGCCAGCAGCTTCTTCATGATGTACTCCTCGTCAAAGTAGTCAGCCTGCATGATGATACTCGTGACTTCTTCCTGCTTGTTGACGATCGGGTTTCTCTGATAGGTGGGATCATCTTCTATCCCGGCCAGTTCAAGGATGCCGTTTATGAACCTCGTAACCTGCGTTTCGATCTTGTCGCACTTCATATCAAGGCGGGTATATGCTGCTCTAATCGCTGTTGCACTCATATCGGCAGCTGTCAGGCTTTTTGCGTCGAACGCCTGGAAATCGTCGTACAACTGATCCTTCAGCATATCCACCGTGACCTTCGTTCCCTCAAAGGGAGCTTCCAGTGTGTGTGCTTCGGCCTTTGCGCCGGAATCGCCGTCCGCATGGGTGACGTGCAGCGTCTTCAGCCGCTCCACAAATTTGGCATCGTCCATGTCATCCATGCCGCCGCAGTTGGTCAGAACCCAGTAGATCAGATTGCCCTCATCCACATTATTGACCATGTTGGAAGTGGCAAGATCCAGCGCGTCTACCGTGTTCCGGTGACCTCGCAGGGCACTGGAATGCTGTTTGTTCCCGTACAACGGTACGATAGGGAATCCAGCATAGTTCTCCCCCTCAGTGATCATCGTTCCGTCATCGGCATAGATCAATCTGACTTTGTACGTCTTCTTTTCTTTGAGGACCTCCATCTTTTTCGCTGAACGCTGAATGTATTCCGTGTACCCGTCAAGCTCATAGAGCGTTACTCGCATCGGCTTATTCCGGTCAAGCTGCCAGAAGCGGATGCCGAGCATCAGAGCGCCGTTTTCCTCCCCATAGATAGGAACGAACTCAGTGAGCTTAAAAACATCCAGATGATCGAAGTTCCAGAAGCCGAAGGCCGTGCCTGCAATCCTGGCGTATTCCATGGCATCCATGACTTCCTGATCGAAGTCTTTGCCGAGTTTCTTTTTAGTGTCTGCCTTGCCGAAGCGGACACCGTTGCCGAGAAGATAGGAAAGTTCCTGATCGATCACGAATGTGAAAAAACTGCTGGCAATCTTGTGGTTTGCCGTCCACATATCGATGTGGGCCATGCCCTGAAGGTCATAAAGGATCTTCTCATACTTCATGATCGTGGTATTCTCGCCGTCGTAGTAATCCTGGGCTTCGACAGCTTTGATGTACGCCTGGGATCTCTTGTGCTCACCGATAGCCCGCAGGATCAATTTGATCTTCTCCTGCTCGTCGTCTTCGATCTTCTGGAAATCTTCGTATGTCAGCAAGGCCATTCACTCCTATCTCAATATCGACTGATATGAATTGTCTGAGGTCTTTTTGCTCCAAAGGATTCTCACCGATGATGCCGCGCTGTCTGGTGCATCATCGTGCTCAGCGTTTTCGTTATAGTCGCAGATTTCGTTGATATACTCAGGATCAGTTCCTCCAACAAAAATCACGTCCGGCCACACAGCTTTGAGGTAGGACGTGATCTTGATGTATTTGTTGGTGTCTTCGTGATATCGAACTACGCGCTCACCCTTTGACCTGAGTTCTTTGCACAGATACCCTTTATCACCATTGTCTTCGCAATAGATTTTTGAAGCCATGAACTGTTTTCGTAGTTTTATTATATCTGCTTCGCAGTCATCCACATGCTTATGCCAGAGTTTCCCGAGCATGTAATACTTATCGTCCACCTTCCTGGTAATTGTGAATGCTGTGGAGTCTGCACCGCCGTAAGCGGCATCTACGTGTGCGATCCCCTGTTCCACCAATGACGGATCAGCGCCAGTGACAGGCTCAAAGAACAACACATCATCCGAGGCAATATGCTTCAGCTCGTAGTTAGCTGCAAACAGTGCGGCTTCCATGCGCTGTCGTAGATCGTCCAGTATCTCTTTGCTGATCAGTCCGGTTTGATAGCAGTCAAATCGGACGATATTCGGCATAAGCGTAAACGCATCTTCTTTATGCCAGGGAGTGCCGGTGTTGAAGATCCTGCCGCCTCGGTTCTTAAGGTTCTGCAGTTCCTGATATACCGCTTTGGTATAATCACGCTCTGCGCGGCTTCGCCGATCTTCAAGGTTGACAATATCGTCAGTGAATATCCGATCGAAGTGTTTTCCGGTCAGAGATCCTTTGATACCTCTTGATGTGAGCTGTGATGTTCCCTTTACATCCCGGCAGAGGTTCGTGGAAATCTCAGTGCTGGTATCTTTTACCAGCACGAGATCCACGTTCCAAATACACTGAACAAAATACCGAGTCACCGGATGTTTCAGGATATTGGAAACCTGAGTCATGACCTCTTTCGTGTCAGTGTCAGTTTTCCTCATGAAAAGCGTCCGGCAATTCGGCAGCATCACCACGATCAGCGCCAGGGCAACGCTGACGCATGTGGTTTTATAGGATCCGCGGTGCGCTTGGAGCGTTTCATCTTTCTCCCCGCTGACCATTTCGCGGATCCAGTCATTGTGTAGATCCGTGAGCTTATCAAAGCCGAGAAGATGTGCATAGTCTACGGGATGATCAAGAAGGAATCTTACCGCCTGTTCACGCGTCACGCGCCATCACCATCTTTTCGACTGCGTCAATGGTGTCCTGATCGATCTCCGCAAGTGCGATCTTCTCTGTCGGCTTCTCGCCGATGGTGTCTCTTATTACTTCATAAGCTTTTGTGTCTCCCTTGAGTGCCCTCTTCACAAGAGCCAGTGTTATGGCTTCCTGCATTGATTTCTCGGTTTCTTCTCCGGTCTTTGGGTCTTTTGGATGAGTTTCAAGGAGCGCTTCAAGCTCTGCCCGAAGCGTTTTTCTAGCTCGTTTTGTCTCGGCAGATTTGATAGCGCCCTTTCTTCCGGCGATCGCCGCTGTCTCGCCGTTGAACTGAGTGTTTTTCCCGTTTTCAAGATTTGCCAGCGAATTGGGCGAGACGGCCACAATATCACCTACACTTTCTGATAAATCACCGCTCTGCTGTATGTCTCGTGGCCTTTCGTCATAAGGTCCAGGAATTCTTCTCTGCTGAATCCTGAGAGCCGGAAGACTTCTTCCGGTTTCATGCCGAGCTGCTTTCCGATTTCCTGAACGGTTTTTCCTTCATCGAGCAGCTTTTTGACGATGGCCTTCATCGGTTCGAGCAGATGTGTGCCGCGGGCACGGTTGTGAGTGATGGTGCCGTACACGTCTGCCGCTTCATCATTTCCGTGGTCTACGATGACCACGGGAACCTTGCCACCGAGGATCGTCTTCAGCGGTTCCCTTCCGGAGACTGTCCAGCGGTGGAAACCGTCGATGATCGTATAATCCGGCCTGACAACGATCGGGAGCGTCCAGCCGTTGGTCAGGATGCTTTGTTCAAGCAGCTTCAGATTATCCTCTGAGACCTTGTTCGGGTTATAGTCGTTGGCATGCAGCATTGTCCGGTCTACCCATTGGAGCGAGGACAGCGGCGCGAATACATCAATCTCCATGATACACCGCCTTCCGGTAGTCGCTCGTAATGTTCATGTGCATTGTCACAAGCATTCTTCCCTTCGGATCCCCGAAGATCAGTGTTTCATAGATCTTTTTGCAATGCTT